GCGCTGGTGGACTATATCGTCTACCGCTGCCTGAGCAAGGATGCTGAGTTCGCCGGCAATGCCCAGCGTGCGGTTATGCACTATCAGGCATTTGCCAACCTAGTCGGCATTGGCAACAAGAAGCGGCTCACGAACTCACCCAACTTGAACAACGTCGGCGGCGCAGTCCCGCGGGTCGCTACAGTGGAGGCTGGAGGTTAAGTCATGGCAACTCTCACCAGCTTCTACCCGTACGTCCTGCCGGACGTCCCCGGCTGCCCTGAGATCTCCGTTGATCTCGCTTTGAAGGCATCGCTTATCGAGTTTTGCGAGAAGTCCCTGATCCTGCAGCGCGACCACGACCCGCTTACAGTTGTTGCGGGTGTTGTGGATTACGACTTCGAGCCGCCCACCGGCAGCCTCGTAGTCAAGATCATGAAGGCTTGGTACAAGACCAAGGAGCTTCAGCCCGTCGCCCCTGATGAGATTGACAGGGCTGAGCTGTACAACCGCACCTTCGTCGGCGCAAGCACGGACGGCGCTGAGCCGCAGTACATCCTGCAGAAGGACGAGCGCACCTTCTCGCTGTTCCCCATCCCGAAAGACACGGTCGCGAACGCCCTGACGATGCGCGTTGCCTACAAGCCGACCAGAACCGCGAACACCGTTGATGACGTCCTGTTCGAGGACTACGCGGAAACGATCGCTCACGGTGCCAAAGCGCGGCTGTTTATGTCACCGGGAAAGACGTACACGAACCCGCAGCTTGCTGTTGCGGCGATGGATCAATTCGGTCGCGGCGTGAATACCGCCCGTCAGCGAGCCGTTCGAGGGCATGTGCGGTCTGACTTGTCCGTCCAGATGCGGAGACTCTAATGGCCTACAGCACTACTATCCCGCTGGTTGAGGGAGACACTCTCCCGATCCTGTACATGAACCTGAAGGACAGCAACGAGGCCGCCGTCGGCCAGACGCTGGACTCGACAAACCCGGCTACGTGGGCACCGATCAATCTGGCTGATGCGACTGTGCGGCTGAAGATCCGCGCTGTTGGCTCCAGCGCGATCAAGGCGACGATCACTGGGTCAGTCACTGACGCAGCCAACGGGCGTGTGGCATTTCAGTGGTCATCCGGTGCGCTCGATACCGCAGGCACTTACGAAGCAGAGGTCGAGGTCACTTACCTCAACGGCACCATCCAGACCGTGTACGACCTTCTGAAGCTGAAGGTCAGAGCTGACTTCTAATGATTCGCGCAATCTTCGAGGTTGCGAGTCCAAGCCCTAGCATCCAGATAGCCGAAGCTGCGGCGGATGTTTCGTACAAGAACGTCCGCGCCCAGAGTGACTGGGTAGCACTTGGGCTAGACCCTGAATATGTAGAGCTGAAGGGACAGCTGAGCTACGTCAACCTTGTTGGCGAGCTGAGGTACATCAACCTTCAGGCCGCGAATGTCTACGCAGATCCGACCCCGCCTGACCGCTGGGTCAACGACATTCAGATCACGGTCGATAGCGTATTCATTACCTTCGAGAAGGTTCCTGCAGACATCGTAACGACGTCTGACAGGCGGACGTTTGTCTTCTTTAAGGGCAACGCCGACAGCTTCTCGACCGTCGATTCCTCTAGGTTCAGCTTCGGCAAGAGATCGACTGACTCTCAGGCTGTATCCGATCAGATACAGTCGAAGGACTTCGGCAAGGGGCTGTCTGATCTTCAGGCCGCAGCTGATGCGGTTCAGAAAAGCATGTCGCTTGCGAAGGCTGACTTCTTTTCGGCTAATGACACAAGTCGCTACAACCTATCGAAGCCGCTGAGCGATGACTTCTCTACGCTAGACAGCAGCGTATTCACATTCTTTGCTGCAAAGGATGATTCTGTATCTACATCAGATACAACGTCTAGCTTCTTCAGCAAGCTGCTTGCAGATGTTGCGCTTGCAGATGACAGGTTCAGCATTGAAGACGAGCTGCAGCAGACAATCGGAAAATCTCTTTCTGATTCGTTTGATGTCTCAGACTCGCTGTCTTATGCCGTAAACTTCAACAGAAGCTTTTCGGAAACTGAGTACGCTATCGACTCCCAGAACCTATCGTTCTTTAAGGGTCTTAGCGACTCTAAATCAACATCAGACTCCGGCGCTTTGCGGATGACCGACTATGCGGACATCTCCTATTTCGCCGAAGACTATGTCGGCGTTTCACGCACTTTCTAAAACTGAGGTTCAGTAAATGAAACTTGTAGAAGACATCAAGGCCACCGGCAAGCTTCAGATCCGGCTGTTCGACGAGAACGGCGGTTTGAAGGAAGAGCTGGAGTTCAACAACCTCGTCGTCACTGTCGGCAAGGACTTCATCGCTTCGCGCATGGTTGGAACCGCCTCTGCCGTTATGAGCCACATGGCGATCGGCGAAGGCTCAACCAGCCCTGTCGTTGGCAACACGACGCTTGGCAACGAACTTGGCCGCGTTGCGCTTACGAGCGGCACGGCGAGCGGCTCTGTTGTGACGTACTTCGCGACCTTCGGTGCAGGCACTGGCACTGGCCCCATCACTGAGGCCGGCGTGTTCAATGCTGGCGCTGCTGGGACTATGCTTTGCCGCACTACGTTTGCGGTTGTGAACAAAGGCGCAGCCGACAGCATGGCGGTGACTTGGACTGTAACGATCTCCTAATAGGGGCAAGGCATGTCGAATCTTACGACTCGCGCAGGAAAGGGAAGTCCACTCACCAACAATGAGCTGGACGCCAACTTCACCAATCTCAATGCGGACAAGGTTGAGATCGGTGGAGATCTTTCTGGCACCCCAACTGCGCCCATCGTTACCAAGGTTCAGGGCCAGAGCTTCTCGTCCGCCGCAGCTAATGTCGGCGAGAAGCTGGTCTGGAACGGTACTGCATGGGCACCCGCAACAGATCCCAGCGGGGAACCTATCGGTCATGCCGATAAGAGCGAGTCGTCGATCGGCTTCAACTCGGGGACTCGTACGTTCACGATCTCCCCTGTCAGCGCGTCGTTTGTCGTTTGGTGCAAGGGCGTAAAGCATACCTATACGTCCGCTCAAACCGTTGTCATCCCGAACACCACCGGCCTGCATTTCATTTACTTCAATGCGTCTGGCGTTCTCTCGACGCAGATGACCTACTTCACTTGGGAAGAGCATGCGCCTACAGCGTATATCTACTGGAATGCGACCACTCAGCAGGCGGTTTACTTCGGCGACGAGCGGCACGGCATCACGCTTGATTGGCAGACTCATGAGTACCTTCACCGTACTCGCGGTGCTGCAATTGCCAACGGGTTTGGCGCGAGCGGGTACACGACGACTGGCACTGGCGCGACTGATGCGGATGCGCAAATCGACATCGGCGGCGGCACGTTCTTCGACGAAGACATGCAGGTCGATATCGTCTCGACTAATACGCCTGTCGCAGGTACGTGGCAGCAGGATCTGTCTGGCCCTGCTCTCATTCCTGTTCTCTATCTTAGTGGCTCTTCTTGGGTCTTAGACTCGCCGACCAACTTCCCTTTTAAGGTTGTCTCAGGAGTCCCGCAGTACAACCTGTATAGCGGCGGCACTTGGTCTACCGCTCCTGTTGCGAACAACGAATACTTCGTTTCGTGGATTCTTGCCACGAACAACCTGACTTACCCCGTCATTGCGATCATCAGTCAGGCTCCGACGAACCAGCTTTCCGGTGCAGAGGCGATGACCTTCGAGGGCTTGAGCCTCAATGGGTTCCCCTCTGTCGAGTTCCGTCCGCTCTACAAAGTCATCTACCAGTACAAGACTGGCTTCACGAACAGCATCAAGGCCAGCACGATTTCGGTTTACGACCTTCGTAGCCTGCAGTCTGCCGGCGTTGCGGCTGCTTTGGTTCAGGATCACGGCAACCTGTCCGGCCTTGGCGATGACGACCACGCACAATACCTACACGTATCTGAAGTCCGCACGCCGTCCTCTGCCGTCAAAAACAGTTTCCTGCCGTCGCAGACAAGCAACAACGGCAAGTACCTCACCACTGACGGAATCAATCCGTCTTGGGGAGATGTCCCGTCAGGCTCGCTGACCTTCACTGGGGATGTCACTGGAACTGGCAACACCGGCTCCTCGACGACCCTGACGCTCGCTAACAGCGGCGTAACAGCCGGAACATTCACCAAGGTGACTGTTGACACTAAGGGCCGCGTGACGACGGGCGCTTCGGCCAACAGCTCAGATATCGCGACGGCATTGGGCTTCACGCCTGAGAACGTCGCCAACAAGGCTGTTGCGAATGGGTATGCCTCACTCGACGGCTCTGGAAAGGTTCCGTCAAACCAGCTTCCGTCCTACGTGGACGACGTGCTGGAATACGCCAACCTTGCGGCCTTTCCGGCCACTGGTGAGACCGGCAAGATCTACATTGCTATCGATACGGTCAAGACCTATCGCTGGTCTGGATCGGCCTACGTTGAGATCACCTCGTCCCCCGGCAGCACAGATGCAGTTCCTGAAGGCAGCACTAACCTGTACTTCACGAACGCCCGTGCGCGAGCTGCTGTTGGCGCGTCAGGCTCACTGAGCTACAGCACTGCAACCGGCATCTTCAGCTACACGCAGCCGACCAATGTCAGCGCGTTCACGAACGACAGCGGCTACCTGACCGGCATAACTGGCGCACAGGTCACATCCGCTCTGGGCTACACGCCATACAACGCAACCAATCCTAGTGGATACATCACCGGCATTACGTCCGGAATGGTCACAACGGCGCTTGGTTACACGCCGTATAACAGCAGTAACCCCAGCGGTTACATCACAAGCTCTTACAACGGATTTATGCTGCGCGGGGCAGCGGTTCAAAGCGACCCGAATACAAACTTTGTTAGCAGCGCATATCGCTTTGACCCAAACGCCAACAATCCGACGAATACCTATTACGCGGTACTGACCTACGGTAACGAAAGTAATGTTGTAGGGCAGCTAGCAACGCACTTTTCGGACGGCACTACTTACACGCGTGCGTACAACAGCGTGTGGTCTGCGTGGCGCACGCAGCTCGATAGCAGCAACTATAGCTCCTACGCCCTCCCGTTAAGCGGCGGGACTCTGAGTGGAGACCTTGGTGTTGGAGTTTCGCCATCCACAAGATTCCATGTCAGCGGTGCTCATACTGGCGGTCGCGGGATTGTTGAGTTCGACAGCACTGATATCGCCCTCATCGCGCTTCGCGCCCCAACAGGATCAGATAAGTTCTGGGGCATTCGCGCTCAGGACTCTGCTGGTGCGGATCTCATGTAT